GTTCTTGGCATATTGGGCATAATTTACGTTCCATTATGCATGTATTTATAGGCAAACCTTAATTAAGGGCGCACTAAAGCACCATATTTTTCCAAAGAAAAATAAATACATGTAAGTTAGAAAGTACGGAAGGTTTGTACTTTTTGAAATTACTTATATAAAAGGAAAGAAAAAGATGGCTTTGATTTCACCAGGTTTAGAGATTACCGTAACCGACGAAAGCGCATACGTACCGGGCGCAGTCGGCACAGTACCTCTAGTATTCCTAACAACAGAACAAGATAAAACAGCAAACGGTTCGCTTGCTACCGGTACAACTAAAGATAACGCTGCCGCGTTGCAAGTATTCACTTCACAGCGTGAAGTTATCTCTGCACTTGGTTCGCCAATCTTTAAACAGTCTGCAGGTGGTACACCAATCCACGGTAGCCCACTAAACGAATACGGTCTAATGGCTATGTACAGCACAATGGGCGTTATTAACCGTTGCTATGCAGTACGTGCAGACGTAAACCTAAAAGAACTAGAAGCAACAAGCGTTCGTCCAAAAGGCGATCCTGATAACGGTACAAACTGGTTAGACCTAGGGTTGACAGAATGGGGTATCTACGAATGGGACGCCGCAGAAAACAGTTTCACAAAGAAAACACCAATTATTGTTGACACTGAGCAAGAATTAAACTCTGCAACACTAAGCTCTGGTCGTTATCCTGCAACTGGTCTTGGTAAAGCAGGTGATTATGCAGTTGTTGTAGAAGATTTTCGTAACAGAATATATGTTAAAGATGTTGTTGGTCGTTGGCGTAGACTAGGCGATGATTTTTGGTTAGCTAGTATTCCAACAATTAGTTCGACTGTTGCTAACCCGGCACTTACAAGCGGTCATGCAATTGACATCAACGGCATTACAGTTACATTAACCGGTACAACAATTCAGGAACTAGAAGATGCATTTAATGCAGCCGCAGGTTTAACTGGTCTTTCAGTATCAATAAGAGATGGCTACATTCACTTCAGCGGTGACTCAACTGCTACTACACCAGGCGGTGGCGCAGGTCAAATTGAAATTACTAATAACGGTGCAGGTACAATCCTAGACGACCTAGGCATTACAGCAGGCACATACAACATTCCAGAATATTATCATGGTACATATGTTGATGTTCCAAGTTGGAGAGCTAGCGACACAGAACCTCGCCCAACAGGCAGTGTTTGGATCAAAACATCTGCACTAGGCGACGGTATGAACCTACAACTTAAAGAATATGTAGCAGATACAGACAGCTTTGTTGCACAAACAGTAACAGTTGCTAAAGACTTTGCTTCCGCACAATTTGCACTAGATCCTATTGCAAACGGCTTCAGTATTCCTTATGGAACTAAGATTGCTATCTATGACGAAGCACCAAACAACCAACAACGTTTCTTTACACGTTTTGCTCAAGGTAAGATGGAACTAACTGGTACTCCAACTGGTCTTGCAGGTGGCGGACAAATTACAGTTGGTGTAAGCCGCAGTGGTTTTGAAGAATTGTTCTACTACACAATGACTTATGGTGTAACAGTTACAGACGCCAATGCATGGGCACAACAGTTTAACTTCTATGCGATTCCAGAAGTAAGTTGTAAAGCAAACGCAGACGGCACTATTACATTAATCCACGAAACAGGTGGCATTATTACACTTAAAGACGTAACAGGCACAATGGTTAACGGTGCTGGTTTTACAGCCGCTGAATTCTTAGATGACGGTGCTGGTACTATTATCCTAAGTAACTGGCTCTTATTAGATTACGAAGCTAAGTTTGAAACACCATACAAAGAGCCAGCAGATGGCACACATTGGTACTATGGTGATCCAACAGTTGTTGACATTATGATCAATGACAATGGTTGGAAAGGTTATAAAACACTAGCAAACGATGCTCGTGGTTACAACCTAACAAACACAGATCCAAACGGTGTTATTGTTACAGCAAGCAAGCCTGTAACACAAACAGATGGAACTCCAGTTGTAGCTGGCGATCTTTGGTTAGACACAAGCGATCTAATCAACTATCCAAAACTATATCGCTATACACAAGCAGGCGAATGGTCAGCTATTGATGCAAGAGATAGATTCAGTCAGAATGGTATTACTTTCCATGATGCACGTTGGGATACAAACGGTGAAACAGACATTATTGCCGCTAACTATCCAACTATCAAAGACTTACTAGCAAGCAACTACTTAGACTTGGATGCTCCAAACCATAAACTATTCCCAAGAGGTATGCTACTTTGGAACACACGTAGAAGTGGTTTCAACGTTAAGAAGTTTGTAAACAACTACTTCAACGATGATAGCTTCCCAAATGTAACCTTACCTACTATTAAGGATGCATGGGTTAGTGTTTCTGGTCTAAAGGACGACCAATCACCTTACATGGGCGGTCAGGCACAACGTAACATGGTTGTTAAAGCAATGAAGGCAGCAATTGATGCTAACATTGAAATCCGCGAAGAGCAGTTTAAATACAACCTAATTACTGCACCAGGTTATCCAGAAGTGATTCCAAACATGGTAGCACTAAATAACGACCGCAAAAATACAGCGTTCGTTATTGGTGACACACCAATGACACTACCAGCTAACAGCATTGCTTATGCTAACTGGGCAAATAACACAAACGGCGATGGTCTCAGCACTGCTGATCCATACCTAGCTGTTTACTACCCACACGCTAAGACAAATGACCTAAGCGGTAACACAATCGTTATGCCAGCAAGTCATATGGCACTACGCACATATGTACGCAGTGACAATGCTTCTTATATGTGGTTTGCACCAGCTGGTGTACGCAGAGGTCTAATTGACAATGCTAGCGATATTGGCTACATTAACGAAAAGACAGGCGGTTTTGTACGTAATGGTATCAACAATGGTAACAGAGACGCACTATACGAAAACAAGATCAACCCATTCACAATTCTACCAGGTGTTGGTCTAGTGTGCTGGGGTCAGAAGACACGTAACCCAGTTGCAAGTAGTATGGACCGTGTTAACGTTGCAAGACTTGTTAACTACATTAGAACAATCCTTGCAGATGTTGGTAACGCATTCTTGTTTGAACCAAACGACAAGATTACACGAGACCAGATCAAGAACGTAATCGAAGGTGCGATCAACGATCTAATTGCAAAACGTGGTATTTACGACTACCTAGTTGTGTGTGATGAAACAAACAACACACCAACACGTATTGCGAGAAACGAACTATACGTTGATATCGCGATCGAACCAATGAAGGCAGTTGAATTTATCTACATTCCAATTCGCCTCAAGAACCCAGGTGATATCGCAGCCGGTATCTAATAAAAAAGACAGCTAGGAGACTGACTCTCCTAGCTGTCGATTAAATACAGGTAAATACTGTATAAGGAGATTTAAAACATGTCAGTTGCAAGTTTAACAAAATTCACAGTTCCATTAGCTACAGACCAAAGCGCAACAAGCCAAGGTCTACTAATGCCAAAACTAAGCTATCGTTTCCGCGCCAGCTTTGATAACTTTGGTGTTAGCCAGCCTAAATCAGAACTAACTAAACAAATTGTAAGTATCGCAAGACCACAGATTGCGTTTAATCCAATCACAATCGATACATACAACTCAAAAGTATACCTACAAGGTAAACCAGAATGGCAAGAAACTTCAGTTACACTACGTGACGATGCAGGCGGTAACGTTGCTCGTTTAGTTGGTGAGCAAGTTCAAAAGCAATACGATTTCTTAGAGCAAGCTAGTGCTTCTAGTGGTATTGACTATAAGTTCCTACTACGCTATGAAGTATTAGATGGTGGTAACGGTGCTCAAGAACCAGCAGTAATTGAAACATGGGAACTATACGGTTGTATGCTTTCCAACGTTAACTATGGTGAATTAGCCTATGATAACAACGAGCCAATGACAATCCAATTAAGCATTCGTTATGATAATGCTATTCAAGCACCAGTTGGTATTGGTGTTGGTACACTTGTTGGCAGAAACGTTGCGGCGGCAGTTACTGGTTAATAACCAGACGATACTTAATTAATAATAACGATAGCTATCTGCAACATTTCGATCATGTTTATCTAACAATAGCCCGGTATAAAAACCGGGCTATTTTTTTGTGATAAATAGTATTATGAGCATTAACCAATTTTTAAAACAATTAACTACAGGCGATAACGTCAAAGACTATCGACATGCCAGCGAACTATTTGTTTCTGGTAACTATCGCTTGGCTCCTAAGTTAGGCTTTTCCTATCACGTTGCATTTGATTTTAACCCTGCTGTTGGAGTTAAACTTAGTAACACTGAACAGATGGAGCTAGGTATGTTGGTCAAAGAAGTTGCTTTGCCTGCATTCAAAATAAATGCTGAGAAAAAGAATGCATACAATCGCTGGGATTATGTTAATACCAAAATTAACTATGACGATGTTAGAATTATTTTTCACGATGACGGTGCTAACGTAGTTCGTAATTTCTGGTTTGATTACTACAGTTACTTTTTTAGAGATACTGACTACACTCAACCAGTTTATGGAGCAGGTCACAAATATAGTCCACTACGTTCTAAAAACTGGGGTTACACTCCTAGGGATACCAGTGGAATTGGTAGTAACAAATTACAATTCATCAATGCTATTCGAATCTATAGTATGCAACAAAAGAGATTCTCAGAATATACACTAATCAATCCTGTAATTACAGGATTCAATCATGGTCAACATAGATCAGATGCTAGTGAGCCAATGACACATGAAATGACTATAGTGTATGAAACAGTAAAATATGCAGAAGGTTATGTTGTTCCTGGAGAAACAGTTAAAGGTTTTGGAGAACTTCATTATGATAAAACCCCAAGTCCATTAACACCTGCAGGTGGCGGCACAAATAGTATACTTGGTCCTGGTGGAGCATTAGATACAGCAGATAGTGTAGTTAAAGATTTAAGTGAAGGCAATATAGGTAGCGCAATCGTTACAGCCGCTAGAGCTCTTGAAAACTTTAAAGACGGTGATATCAAAGGCGGGCTTTCGGCTATTGCTAGCGCAGAGCTAGGCAGTATAGCAAAAGACATTTTGAGCGGTCAAGATCCATCTAGTAGATTAAATATTCCGGCAGCATCGTCGTTGGGTAAAACAGTAGCACAAGGAATTAGTCAAGTAGGTAGTAGTATTGATAGTGCATTTAAACAAATAGGAGGACTAAGTCCTAATGTCAATAGCAATGGAAATCTTCTAAGCTCTACTCAACAATTTGTTGATGATGCACAAGCCTCACTATCGAATGTACAATTTACGTTACCAGCTGTAAGTACATTTACTAATAATGTAACAGAAGCTAAGAATGCTGAAAACAATATAAGAAATAGTGGAATGTTTACATAATGTCTTATCAAGTACCTACTAATCTAAATCAAGTTAATATAACAGAATCTAATAAGTCAACCGACGGTTTCTTTACAAACTATTTTAATAAGATTTTTGATATCAGCGGTCCTGAGAATGATGCAATCATTTCTCATTTTGAATATTATACAAAAGGCAACAAAGTTGCTGCCAAAGCACTAGCAAGTGCAGTAATGTATACTGCACAAAAGCAAGGTGCAGATCCGATGCAAGTACTAGATGATTTTAAAAAAGTCCCAGTTGGTAATCTCAGTACATATCTTTGTATGTACCTTAATCTAAGTAGAATTGGCACAAGTTTATTAGGAACTAACCAAACTAGTATTAGAAATCAGTATGTTGAACGAAGCATTTTACCATGAGCAAATATGCACAGGGTAAGTACCAAGTCTTAAACCCTGACAAATATGTAGGTAAAAGACAACCAACATATCGTTCAAGTTGGGAACATGTATTCATGCGTTTCTGTGATAACAACCCTAACATACTTAAATGGGCCAGCGAATCAGTACACATCAACTACAAGAACCCTTTTACTGGTAAACAAACTATCTATGTTCCGGACTTT